AAACATGCTGACCGCTGCCGAGTGTGCGTGTGGGCGGTGCCTGGACATGGAGCCGTGGCCGCTTGAAAGCTTCGACGAGTGGTCTGAGCTGACGCGCGAGCGCGACGGTGCCGAGGCTGACGCGATTGCCGAGCAGCATGAGCGCGACCGTCTCGGGTACTGATGCTGGCCGGCGTCGGCGCGGCGTGTCGGCGTCGTGGCCGGCGGGCCGCGTGTGCCAGACGTGCCCCACCGTGCTGTCCATCTACAACGGCGACGATCTGTGCGCGGGCTGTGCCGCGGCGGTCCCGCTGGAAGAGCTGCCGACGACGGTCGGCCGGTATCTGTGAATCCATCTAACGAAAGGGCTACGCATGATTGATCGAACGTATCAGGGGCGGCGCGTGCGCCTCGACAGCACCTCAGACCCGCACACGCGCCTAGAGCGGGGCGCTGAGGGCACCGTGCGGTACTACCGGTGGTCTCACGCCTGGGATGACGAGGATGCGGCTCAGGGGACGCTGGTGGTCGACTGGGATTGCGGTAGCACGCTGTCGCTGGTCGAGGGTGTCGACGCGTGGTTGCTGCTGTGAGCGGCATTGAGCGGACCAAGATTGGCGAGGTCGGTGTCGACTCGGGAACGCTGCTCATCGGTGACCCGTGCTACTGCTTCGACGGCGACGACCTGGACGCTGCGTTTAGCGTGATTCGTGCCGGCCTCCATGGTGAGGCGGTACTCCCCAGGGGTATCGGGGTGATCTCGTCCACTGGCTACGGTGACGGCGTGTACGACGTGTTTGTCGAGACTGTCGCTGACGACTGGGGGCCTGGTCGGCGGGTGGCGCGCATCATTGTGGAGTGCATCCCTGATGCGTGAAACGCGGGACTCCAAGGAACTGCTGCGCGTGCTGGTCGACCGGCCGGTGTGGATGAACGATGCCGCGTGCAAGGGGCAGACCGATCTGTTCTATGTGGAGGTGTCTGGGCCACCTCCGAAGAGCGCCTCCCTGGTCTGTGAGTTGTGCGAGGTGACGCGTGAATGCCTTGGTTATGCCATCGCGCGCAACGAGAGGTTCGGGGTGTGGGGGGGCATGGCGCCTCGAAAAAGGCGGCGCGTAAGGGCAGGGATTCTCGCATTGATCAAGAAAGGAACGTACCTGTGACTACACCAACGGATTGGGTGGGCGTGACGGCGGCGTGTGGCCGCTGCTCGGCGGAAGACACGGTGAGCGTGAAGGCCGTCAGCTACGCCGAGTGGAAGAACGGTGGCGACATTGCGTGGGTGTTCAGGAACCTCTCCCCACAACAGCGCGACATCCTGATCGGTGCGGACACCTCCAGGCCGATGCCGTACTACTTGTGCCAGGTGTGCTGGGATCTCACATTTGAGGGAGAAGAAGAATGATTATCATTGCAGGATTGTTGGCTGTCGTGTTCGGCGGTGTCATCGGTTGGCTTGTTCGTGACATCATGGCGTATCGTCCACCTTCCCGACGCAAGAGGATCGCCCTGGACGACTATTGGCGTTCCTGGCCTGCGATGGTGCGTGATTTGAGGCGCAGCACCAAACGCTGACGTTGCTAGTGGGACAGCGTCTACCGTAGAGTAGATGTCACCTGATACGATCCGACTGTTCCTCCGTCCGCCTTTTACTACCCTTTCAGGCGGGCGGGGGAACACTACGAAAGGGCAAGAGCTGTGAAAGATCCAGATCGTCCCACCCTGCGGGTGGTGGCACCCGAAGATGCGCCCCCGCTTGAGCGGCTGACTGACACTATTTTCGAGATCAGTCGGACGTTGGCATCGCTGGCCGAACAGTGCGAGCGGGTGTTCGTGTCGGTATCTGACCTGGCACACGGCCCTCCTGATGACGAGGCGTCGTGACCCCGTACCGCGTGCACCTCGATGCGTGGACTGTCGCGCTGTATTCCACTGACACAGGGCTGATGATCACGGTGTCGAACAGCGTCGAACCTGAGCATTACCTCACGCGGGTGGTCGCTGACGTGCAGCTACGGCGGTACCACATCGGCCAGCAGTGTGCAGGGGTGCTGCACCCCTCACCGTGGCCCACCCTTCAGAATGGGAAGCCGTCATCGAAGGAAGCGATCCTCGCTGCGGAAGGTGCAGGGTGACATGGCTGTCACCGTGGAGAAGCAGACCGTGTACCTCGGTGCCGGCTTGAAAAGCACTGGTTGGATCGTGTGGGATGCCGGCGTGAAGGTCGGGTACCACCAGGATCGTGCGGCTGCCTATCAGCGGGCACATGATGTAATCGAACAGAAGGAACATCGAGATGGTGAGTGACGGTCACCTGTTCCTACCTGCATTCGACGAGCTGCAACAGACCCTGGTTCGGCTCAAGCCTCGGGACCGTATGCGGATGAGAACGATGCTGGAACGCGACCTACAGGCGCTGCGGTCGGAGCTGTCCGACGCCCGCGAGGATGACATCGCAGCGTTGGTGAACGGTGGTACCCACAGTCAGGCTGAGGTGGGGCGCTGGGCCGGCGTGAGCCGGTCCCGTGTCGCTAAGATCCTTCGCGCAAGGGAGAAGAGGTTGCGCGAGAATGGTTCTATCTGATATATCTGATGATGGCCCCCTGGGGCCATCTTCTGATAACAGACATCAGATTGTCTTTTACAGCGGAGGGAAAGCGTCCTGGTTGACTGCTTACCGTGTGAAAGAGTTCAGACCAGAAGCTGACATCACACTGCTGTTCACCGACACGAAGGTCGAGGACGCCGACCTGTACCGGTTCCTCGACGAGGGCGCCGAGGCCCTCGGGTTACCGTTGGTGAAGGTCGCCGATGGCCGCGACATTTGGCAGGTGTTTCGCGACAACAAGTTCCTGGCGAACAATCGTGTCCCGATCTGCTCGCGGGTGTTGAAACAAGAGACAGCCGACAAGTGGGTGCGAGCTAACTGTGACCCTGAGAACACGGTGCTGCACTTCGGGATCGACTGGACTGAGGCTCACAGAGCTGATCGTATTCCTAAACATTGGGCGCCCTACGATGTGGAGTTCCCGCTCTTGTGGAAACCGTTGCTGGATCGGTTGGATGCTGACAGGCTGCTCAAGGAGGCCGGCGTGGCGCAGCCGAGGCTGTACGCCCTCGGTGCCCCGCACAACAACTGTGGGGGGTTGTGTGTGCGTGCCGGTCATGCCCATTTCAAGTGGGCGCTCAACGCTATCCCCGAGGTGTACGCCGAGTGGGAGGAACGTGAGCAAGAGATGCGGGATCTCATCGGCTCGGATGTGGCGATCATGCGGGACCGGTCGGGTGGTGGCAGCCGGCCGTTGACGATGACCGAGTTTCGTGAACGGATCCAGTCAAGCCTCGCCAACGAGCAGCTCACCCTGTCCGACGATTGGGGTGCGTGCGGCTGCATGTCGGAGTATGACGGCTGACTGTCACACCCCTCCCCTAAGGTGTGGGCATGATCGAACATCGCTTCCGACAGTCGTGGTTGAACGCCTTCCTGGATTGCCCCGAGAAGGCCCGCACCATCCGCAACGGGACCGCTATTGGTGTGGCCGGCAGCAAGGCAGTGCGAGGCACCGCCGTGCATGCCGCCATCGAAGCGGCGCTGTTGGCTCGCATGGCCGGCCAGGAGCTGACCACCGACGACATCCTTGAGGCTTTCCACTGGTCGTGGGACAGCCTTGTCGGCACCATCGGGAAGTGGAACAAGGGTGCCACTACTCCTGAGACAACCGTCCCGATGGGCGAGACCATGGTCAGGGTGTGGTGCGCTGAGGTGTTCCCGTACCTGAACCCTGTGGGCGTCGAGAAGTCGTTCGAGTTCGTCCTCTACGAGGATGAGGCCCGTCGCATCTCCCTGTACGGCACCCCCGATCTTGATGAGGCGGACCTGACGTGGGATTGGAAAACCGGCCAGCATGACCGCGAGTATCTGATCCGCCGCAACGACCTGCAATCAATGATTTACACGCTGGCTCGCGCCCATGAGCGTGGCGACCTGGAGTCGCCGCAACCATTCAGGTATTGCTACCTGACTGACGGTGAGGTTGAGATCATCGACGTGACCCGCACACCTCAGGACTGGGCTGCGCTCGTTCCGATGTGCAACTCGATTGCTGATCTGATCGAGGGGAAACTTCCGTCGTGGCCGATGCGCTACGATGGCTGGAAATGTTCTGACGACTGGTGTCCCAACTGGGCTGCCTGCCGTGGCAAGTACCTGGGCGTCGGTTCCAAGCCGGCGAACTGGTAACGACAATCCCGAAAGGGGAGAAGAAAATGCTAACTACAAAAGACAGGTCCATCATCGCTCAGGTGGCCGCGAAGGTGGCGGGTTCCATGTGTTCGGGCAAAGGCAAGGAGGGGTTCGTCGACTACCTTGCCTGCGAGGAGCTGGTCTTCAACTCCATCATTGACAGGGTCGGCGACTCCGCCGAGCCGGCTGCTGTGCCGGCTGCTGCGGCACCGCCCGTGATGTCTCCTGCTCCTGCGCCGAGTCCTGTCGCTCAGGTGCAGGCCGTGTTCCCTGGTGCTGCGATTGTCCATGCTCCAGGTCAGGGCACGACCCCGCCGGCAGCGCCGCCGGTAGCTGCTCCTGCGGCGGCGAAGCCGGCGGGGCGTGCCCGCAAGAAGATGGAACTCGACTCCAACGGGTTCGTCACTGATGGCCGGCAGGCTGCATGGACCGTCGCGTTTCTGTGCGCCGGTCAGAAGACCCCCGACGGCAAGATCATTGTTTTTGATAACGCTGGGAAGAAAGCTCTCGGCAAGGCCAACGGTGGCTACGCACCCAACGCTCCCGACTTCACTATCTCCGAGGTCGGTGCCACGGCTTACGGCCTCGGTGGTGATCGGATCGGCCTGTGGCTCTCCGACGCTCCGACCAGCATCCAGGCGGGCGACGGTTCCATCCACGCCTTCAACGTGGAGGACATGCACGCACGCTGCGGTGTCTAATGCCTGACCTGCCATCCCCGCTCACCCCTGAGCAGATAGTTGAACGGCTAGCGGGAGCAACTGGCGACGACGCCGGCACCACCAACTACAAGTACATCGAACCGACCTCGACAGCGTTCGACTCGTTCGTCGACTATGTTCGCAACGACGAGGGCAGGTTCCTGCTCGGCTTCCCCGAGGTTGACCTGTGCATGCGAGGTCTAGCCCGCGGCGAGATGCTCCTCGTCGTGGGCCATTCGCACAACGGCAAGTCGCAGGTGCTTTACAACTCGATAGTCAACGCCCTGTTGAACACTGATGCCCACATCCTGATGTTCTCCCCCGATGAGCCTCGCGAACTTGTCGCCCAGAAGCTCCATTGCATTGCCTACACCCGCAACGGTGAAGAGTTGGAGCAGCGCATCAAGGACGGCGACCAGGCCACGTTGGACGAGGTCCGTTCGGCGTCCCATTCGTTGTTCGACAGGATCCTCATCAACGACGGTGCGCTCACGTTCACGCAGATGTCTGACGCTTTGAAGGAGGCGCAGGACTATTGGGGTCGGCATCCCGACTTTGCCATGGTCGACTATCTCGAGTTGCAGCCAGGGGAGTCGGATCATACGGGTGTGGTCGCCAAGGCGCAGGGGTTGAAGCGGTGGTGCAAGTCGGCCAGTATTCCGTTGGCTGTCGTGCATCAGGCGGGACGTGGGTCTGGTGACCGGCACAAGCCGGCGATGATCACGGCTGGCAAGTATGGCGGTGAGCAGGAGGCGTTGGCGGTTCTCGGCGTGTACCGCCGACGGGATGATCCGTCGCTCACCTATGTGGAGAGGTGCTACCACTCGGTGTCGGTCAACGTGCGGTTGACGAAGAACAAGCGGCCTCCGAACAAGCTTGGCGACTTCGAATATTTTCTGTGCCCGCATACCGGTCAGATTCGTGCGTATCGTGATGATGACATTCCTCCTGATGACAGGTTCATGAGGTGACTGATCGTGTTGCTTTGGTTGACAAGTTTTGTCGCTTGTTCCGAGGCAACGCCCTGGCGAAGGAGACAGCCGACGGGGACTTCCGACCGTGGCTCC